TCTGTTTGGACAACAGTAGATACTATATCTGATTGGAGAAGAGTATTTACTTTGTCTGGTGGTAATGTAAGGTTTGGAATTAAAAGTACAGGAAAAATGACATTTTTGCCTAATACAGCAACTGGGGATATTAATTTTACAGGAACTGCTATGACTACAACAGGGGGATGGTATCATCATGTAGTTACATTTGAGAAATCTACAACTACTGTAAAGCATTATTTAAATGGTGCTTTAGATTATACAAAAACAGATTGTACAGATACTGCTTTAGATGCAGAAGGAACTTATGTTGTTGGTAGTTTTACTGGCTCATCTCTTTTTTGGGATGGTAAAATATCTGATCTAAAATTATTTGATGCAACTCTTACTGAAGCACAAGCACAAGAACTTTATTTAAAACCAGAACAATCTGCTCCATCGGCTGTAAAAGATAATATTTTTCTTTGGCTACCAATGTGTGAGGGTAATCCAGATTCTCCTCAAAGTATAGTGTATGACCATAGTGAGAAGGGGTTAGGTAGTGAAAAAGTTACAAATGCTACAGATTGGACAGATAGTAATAGTGATGGATTAGCAGATAATTGGAGTGACCAATATTCTGGAAAACTTGATTATAGCATTGTTACAGGAAATGGTTTTACAGGAAATGCTCAAAGATTTGATGTAAACGATGTAGCGGGAAGTGATAGAGCAATTAGAACATCAGCAACTGTTTTTACATCGGGTACACTTTATAAAGTATCTTTTAAATATAGAGCAAGTATTAGCTCTGGTAGTATTCTTGTAATGGATGGTGGTAGTGGTGCAACTGTAACAAATATAACAACACATACAGGAGATGCAAAATTATTTGAAACTTATTATGTAGCTCCTACAGGCTCACACTTATGGTTTTATATGCAAAATGCAGATGCAAATGCGTTTATGGAAATAGATGAAGTTTCAGTCAAAGAAGTCCGCATGGGCAACCACGCTACTACAAATTTCTTTGGGGATGAGTTACTTACAAATGATGATGCTAATTGGGATTCTACTGGAGCGTTTACTTCTTGGGCTTATTATTCTGGGGGTACAAATAGCGGTGTTGGAGAATTAAAACAAGATGGATTTACTCTATCTGCTGGTAAAACATATACTTTTACTTTTGTTCTTGGTGTTGGTAATAATATGGGAATTGCCATAGAAAGTTATGATAGTGCGGTTGTATTTGTTGCAGAGGCTACTTATGCTCACTCTACTTCTCACACAGTAACATTTACACCAGCAAGTGATAAAGTAGGGATTAATCTTGTTGTAGATGGAAGCGTGGCTGGGGATTGTAATGTTACTACAACCAGTTTTTCACTTAAAGAAGTAGGAATATCCTCATCTGGCTTTGCTACTGCTGATTCAGAACCAACTATCCCACAAGTACCTTTGTTGAGATACAATGAGAAGATGGTGTTTGATGGGTATAATGATTATCTTGATTTAGGAGATTTGTCTAATCTTGAATTTACAGGAAGTCAGGGATGGGCAATTTCAATGTGGATATGTCCAAACACAGTAACTTCAACTTCAGGAAAAGGATTAATTAATAAGCGTGATGGAAATACTGGTTTTATTATTACTTTGAGAAGCGGTGGAACACTTGAATTATTTACTGGACATACTTCTGGCAATACAGAATCTTATACATCTACAACAATTAGTGCTGGAGAATGGACTCATGTAGTTGTATCAAGACCCGCAACTGCAACTGGTACAATAGATTTCTATAAAAATGGTACTTTAATGGCTATGGGTAGTGATGGTACTCATCAATCACAAGCTGCTGCAACATCAGTAAATGCTTTTATTGGTAGACATAGTGATGCATCAAGATATTTTGAAGGAATGATGAATGAAGTATCAGCATTCAATACTCCTCTCTCTGCCACAGAAGTACAAGAACTATTCGCAGATGGCGTTGCTTTAGATGCTACTACTCATAGTAAAGCTGATTATCTTATGGGTTACTGGCGTAATGATGGGATTAGTAGCTGGGTAGATAGAAGTGATATACAAGCAATGAGTTTTGATGCATCAAGTGATTATATAACAATAGCAAATGAAAGTAATTTTGATTACGACATAGACCAAGCGTTTAGTTCTTCATTTTGGGTGATTAATAATGGCACTTCTGGAGATAGAGTTGCTATAGCTAAAGGAACTTCTACTACAACTTCAAGTTGGTATATAAGACAAGATGGAACTGGAGCAAGATTTAATTTTTCAAAATCTGATGCACAACTTGGTAATGTTACGGCATCTGGAGTCTTTAGCTCTGCTGGTTCATGGAAACATATTGCTATTACATACAATGGAGGTTCTAATTTAAATGGTGCAAAAGTTTATGTAGATGGCTCTCTTTCAGCTACAGGTAGTGATACTGCATTTAGTGGTTCAATGTTAAATAATGGTGCATTAACGATTGGTGGAATGACTGGAGGGGGAAATAGTTGGGATGGTAAAATTAGTCAAATAGCTATTTGGAATAAAGAGCTTTCTGCATCAGAAGTATCAGCTATATATGCACTTGGAAGAAAAGATGTTGATTTAACCACATTATACTCAACTAATTTACAAGGATATTGGTTTTTAAGTGCTGGTCATTCTACTCCAGATGCTACAGGGAGCAATGGTGTTTTAGATAGAAGTGCTAATTCTAATCATGGAACAATTACTAATGCTACTTTAGATACAGGCAACAATGGCACACCCGCTGGAAGTCCAGAAGCAATCACAATTCGTGAGGGATTAAACTCAAACAAAGATGGATTAGGATTTCCGTTTAAGAATGATGATAGAAATGTGTTGAGGATTTCTCAAGGTGATGATTATGTAAGGGTAAATAAATCTATTGGAAATTTATTAGGAGATAGTTGCCAAGCATTTAGTTATGAATGTTGGTTTAAAGTTCCAGATACAAATGTAGATGATGGAATTATAACATTTGTAGATGATTTAAGTAGTGCTGGAACAGGCGTTGGTATAAGGATTAGTGCTAATAGATTAATATGGACTTTTAAATTAGATGGTAGTTATGAAGTTGTATATACTGGTTTTACAAGTACAGAATGGAATCATATAGCAGTAGTTTATGATGGAAGCAATTACGCTAATACAAAATTATATTTAAATGGCTCTGCTGTCGATACTGCGGATTCATCAAGTTTTCCATCTTCATTAAATTTTGCAAATACATACTTATACATTGGTCTTTATTATGACGTTACTGGCTATGGTTTAAAAAGTGGAATGATTGATGAAGTTCGTATTTACAATAAAACATTGTCAGCTACAGAAGTATCAAAAAACTATAAACATCAAAAAGGTAAACACAAATAGGTAAAATTATGTATCCAACTTATTTAATATTAACAAAAGCAATCTGGGAAGGTAAGCTCCCAGCTAAACTAAAGACTGATGATAGATTGTCTTGGAATGAGTACACATATAAGGATGTGGAAAAGACTGCAAAGAGAATGGTAGATAAATACGATTACTACCCATCAGATGACAACACAAAAGCTGAAATAAAGGCTTATATGGACGATTCTGATGTAGATTATTCTTCAAGCGATACCAAAGCCGAGTTATTAGAGAAACTCATGGAAACGCCACATAGCACCCCTAAAATTGAAGAAGAGTACACATACACAGACCAAGAAATAGATACGACTACATTACAGAACCCCTCGTTTAAAGAAAGTGCCTTTAAACATGGTAAACTTGGTAGTCCAAGATGGAATAACGATGCAAGTAAAGTAATTGTAAAGTATGAACTACCTATACAAGATGGAACATTAGATGCAGTTAGTGGAGTAAGTGGTATTACTGCAATGAGCCATAGTGAGGCTATAGCAGAAATGAAGAAGGATGAATGGTCTGGTGAAAGCTAATGAACGAAAGTTATTATTTTGGTGGATAGTGATGCTATTAATGATATTAGGAGTTATTACTACTGTTACTGGGTGTAAAAGCGGTTGGTCTGTAGGTGGGTTGGAAATTTCTCCATCTGATTCTATTCATATAGCTTATTTAATAATAGTAGACCAAGACAGTTCACAACATTGGTATGAACCTAATATTAAAACAGGAG